TTGCCCCTTCGCCGATGCTTGCCCAGTCGCCGATTCTTGCCCCTTCGCCGATGACCAATATCCGATTGCCTTTAGTGCACCAATCAACGCCGGGGCTGATCGAATAACCAAACGAATCAACCGGCCAACCTTTTACCAACTCTCGTAAATTTTTCATGCTGCCCTCTCATCTATCCGCGCATCGACTTCTGCATCGCGCAGCATCGCCTCAAATTCACGCTCACCTGACTGCCAGTTTTCCTCGCAGTAAGTCTTGAATGTGCGCTCACGAACCTCGTTTAACAGTTCGCGGCAAGCGATAGCTCTCGGATGGTCTGGGGCTGCCATCGTCAAACCAAGCCCTGCGCACATAAGCAACGCCATATCCTCGCTGGATAAAAAATCAACCAGAACGGACGGCGCAGCGTAAGCGCGTTCCTCCAGCAGATCGGTAATGCGCTCGTTTACAGAACGATTCGACATACAGCCTCCAGTGCAAAAATGAAAAGTCCAACGGTGGAAACGATTGCTATTGCTCTCTCTACTCGATTAGTCACGATTCGCCTCGCGCTTTCTTGAGTTCGGTTTCAAGTTCAATCGTTTTTCGCTGGCAGTTATTGGCCTCTTGCGTGATCGTATGTAGCAGCCACGCAAAAGGAACAAGCATGGCGAATAGGACGAGGAAAGCAAGCCAGAATTGTTCAAGTGGTGTCATTTCATCACTCGCCTTTTTGCTCAACTATTGGCAGTGAATAGATGGGGTTCCTGTAAAAGGACGACTTAACCAAGTGGAGCGTCCGCTGCTTTTGCACATGCGAGTGAATTCCGTGCATTTCTCGAAACGTTGAGTCGCTAACCCATCCGGCAGGCTTCTGTTTCTTTGCCTTTTCAAACAGTTCTCTTACGGCTTCCAGTTCGGCAATCTTTTCGGCCTGCTTTTTTGAGTGTTCAATATCAAGTTGATGCTGCATTTTCGTCACCGATAACTCCAGCAACACGGCATCTAACCTGCCTTGTAAATCAACATTTTCTTTAGTCATTTCAAACTCCTTTGTTTGTAAATCTTGCTGCGCCCATTGGTATCCTTGACGGCAACCAGATGTCCAGTAAAGCCCCTCATGAGACTTTTTATCCGGCGACAACCCAAAAGCCGCATCAAGATGCGCCTGCAATGATCCAACATTGCTTGATGTCAACTCACTCATTGCAACCACCACATAAGAAAAGAAAACAGAACAAACAGCAGTGAGCAAGCCCAGAATTCAATTAGCTACTGATGGATTACCCACTTCCGGCGAATCGTGTCTAAGATGTGGCGCATATCTCCCCCTGTTGAATTAGTGCCGGTTACGTTTCCGGCTTCAGGCTGGTTACTGAACGGATGCCTCTCACGGTATTGCTGTTACACGGCTGGCGACTGGCTGCTGGTTCCTCATTTCCTCTAGCCTTTTGAGTGCGGTCACTAACCGCTCCCCATTGAACGTACCGCCTCGGTAGGTACGCACCAATCGCCATGCGTGTAACTTAGGTGGGTCTGTGTGCGGCAGGGGTTCGTAATCCCGCTTATCCGATGCTTGTGTGGAAATCCCCGCAGGAGTTACACATCGGCTTCGCTATACCGCACACATTCCCATTGCTTGTGGTCAGCGTGCGGCAGAACCGCTGAGAACTACCGCACGCCTTCCGTGATACCCGCGCTATCCCGAACGCGGTGCTACAACAACAACTGCAAATGCCTCGTGCACTTACGCTTACTGCTGCGCCCATTTCTGGGGCTAACCGTCTATTTGCTCTACTAGACTTCACCTTGTCGCCGCTGACTAATCAGACTTACGCGGGGCTACTTTCTAGCTTTGCTCACCGTTCCGGCTTTGTGATTCGCGTTGCTTTGCGATGTAGCTATTAGATTCCAGTTTACGAAAGATGTCAAATCTTTTTTCGTATTGCCGAAAGATTTCAATCGTGCGGTGCAGCATAGATTTTTGTTGCACGTTTTCGCAAACTCGAATAGTATAGCGGTATGAAAACACAAGCCGCTAGAAAACATTTCAAAACTTTGTCCGCGATGGCGAAAGCTGCCGGAGTAAAGCCGCATACCGCATTCGCTTGGGGCGAGTACCCGCCGTATCAACGCCAGTGTATGTTAGAGATGGCGACAGGCGGCAAGCTCAAGGCTGAAAAGTTGAAGTTACCAAAATGATCGATTCCGTGCCGCTAATACCTCCTCCCGGTGGCGCGGCTTTCCCCGTTTGAAGGTGGGGCTTTTTACATGAAAGACGCTGATGACCGAATTCACCCTAGCTTACAAAATCTGGCTACTTCTCCGCAAGCACCCAGAAGGATTAACCGTCGCGCAGATTTCACCGATCCACTGCTGCGACTCGCTGAACGGTAAGCTAAACGAGATCGCCAAGTACCAGCCGCAGCATTTCCGCAAGATACCCGGCGAGAAGCGGAACCGGCCTAAATACATCGCTGTCGGCACTATCGGCCCGATGAAGTATCAAGGTTCAAGCAATAACAATATGAATCGTGACCATCCAGACTTTGTGCCGCCGCGTAGACCGGTTGCTGCGGTTGTCCGCGACGTACCATACGGTGTGATTGAAAATAAGGCGTTAAACAAGTTTCTAGGCATCCGCATATGAGGCGTGCTGCGAGAGTGGACGCCAATCAAAACGCCATCGTATCCGACCTACGCAAGATGGGCTGCTCAGTCGCTATCACTTCGGCGCTCGGCAAGGGCTTTCCCGATATTGTCGTGGGCTGGTGCGGTAGGAATTACCTATTCGAGATCAAAGACCCGAAGCAACCGCCTAGTAGGCGATGCTTGACCGCCGACGAGGAAGATTTTTATATCGGGTGGCAGGGGCAATACGCCATCATTTTGAACGCCGAGCAAGCAATGACTATTATTAAGCTTGAAATACGCCGATGATGCCGACCATGCCTAGACGAACTAACAAATGGCGCGACCTAGCCTATAGGATGGAGATAGGCGACTCTGCTATCTGCTATTCCCGTATCGACGCAAATTCGCTGGTGCGTGCGCTATCGAAGGCCGGTGCGCGTGGCAGCATCAAGCAGACTAAGCATTATTTTTTGGTTAGTCGCAAAAAAATGTTTGACGTGCAGGATTGATGGTGATATTGTGAGCGTACTTGCATATGACGGATGCAAGAGAGAACGCATTGATTCGCGTATGGACTGGGTGAATAACCCACGCTGGCCGTCATCCAGCCCCCATGCGCGAACCAATGCGTTTTTTCGTTTGTGCCGTCGAAACAACCAATAAAGACGCGCAATGCATTACTACAAACGTAACTTAGGCGACTACGCCAAGAAAACCGGACGGCTAACAATGCTCCAGCACGGAGCGTACACGTTGCTGATCGATTCGTGCTATGACCGTGAAGCGTTCCCCACGCTAGAGCAGGCACTTGAATGGACGTGGGCAAGTACCGAAGCCGAAGCCGAAGCTGTCAAATTTGTCCTGAATCGGTTCTTTAAATTGAACGAAAACGGCGAGTATGTGCAAGACAGAATCCTGTCTGAGCTAATCCAGTACCACGAAAAAGCAGACAAAAATAAAACGATTGCTATCGAAAGAGAAACGAACCGTCGATTAAAAAGCACGAAACGTGCACCAGACGTACACGAACCGCCACCTAACCAAGAACCACTAACCAAGAACCAAGAACCAGTAACCAGTAACCAACAAGAAACCTTAACTACATTGTCGGGTAAACCCGACGTCGATCTGCCGAAATCGAAAAGCGAAAACGTCGAACGTCTCGAAATTGCCAGAACGGTTATCGACTTCTTGAACACAAAAACAGGCAGGAACTATCGGCACGTTCCTGCAAACCTAGAGCCGATTTGTGCGCGATTGAAGGAGGGGGCAACCCTAACCGAGTTGCGACAGGTAATTGCCAAGAAAACCCGCGAGTGGGGAACTGACGAAAAGATGAATCAATTCCTTCGCCCCGATACTCTTTTTAACCGTACCAAATTTGCCCAATATCAAGGTGAACTCGTATGAATATCTGCCCTGAGTGCTACGAAGATGTGCCGCCGTATAGCTACGACTACAAATGCCGGTGCGGATGGGAAGCTCCGAAGCAAGCTGTACAGCCTATGCCCAAAGTATTCCGCAGGATGGTGCGCGGCGCTGAGACAGAATCAGACCGCCTAGCGCGTGAGCGTTGCATGGCAACAATGAAAACATTCAGCATCGGCTCTGGAAACCCTCACGCATGGGCGCATAAGCTGGCAGACCAAGCGAAGGCCGGTAAGGTCTTGAGCATAGGTCAAATGGCGAAATTGAGGGCGTTTGAGGTGAATACGGGCGAGAGATTATTTGAGGTGCAGGAATGCCCTACATAAACGAAGATGGTTCTATAGATGTCTTTAGCGGGGCAATTACAAAGTGCGACAGATGCTCCAAAGTCGAAAAAACCACCGATAAAATTTGGGAGATTATCGACATGTGGGATTATAAAATATTTAAGAATAGGCCAAAAATAAAGTTAGGCGTTTTTTGTTTGGCTTGCGCTGTGGAAATAACGCCGATGATTTATGTATTGCGTGATGTTGACGAGCTGAATCTTTTTGCAAACAACTTAAATAGGGCGATAAATGAAAAACGAAAACAAAGAACTGAAAACAACAGGTCAGTTAAGGATGATGCTCGCTAACGCCGCAAAAGGCGTATTGAATGGTGATTTAGATATTGACAGAGCTATGGCATTGCACAAGCTTGCAAAAAACATCAGCGAATCGCTTTACTCTGAAACGAAAATAGCGATTTTCTGCAATGAGATTGGTAAGGAAATCCCAAAAATGGGCGAGTTGCGACTTGGCGATGAGTCTGACGAATGAGAATAATCCTAGACATTGATGACGCTTGCGTAAACAGTCCTAGCGGTGAATCTGCCCCCGCTGCTGTTTTGGCAGACCTGAAACGCAATGCTAAGTTTTGGGTAGAAGCAGCGTCATTCGTGACGGTTCAATTGAAGTCTGGGCAAATTGTGGAGGAAAGATGAAAGTTTGGTTACTGCACAGTGTCTACGACTACGAAGGCTCTAGCGTTATTGGTGTTTACGCAAACGAGCAGGCAGCAATAGGTGATCGGGAAGCCTTGACGAGTTGGTACATAGATAGACCTACTTTTAGTAGTGACGAAAATTTACATGATGAATTGGCGAGGATAGATGCGTGGGCAGCTAAAGCGCCAATCAAGGATGCGCCACACTATGCGGATTCTTTCTCAATAACTGAAATGACGGTGACGCCATGATTCAGCCAACGCTATTTGACGCACCGCTAACCTACGGGCAAGATGTATCCAACTTTGCGCGCAAGGTAGTTGATCAAGCAAAGGCCGAGCGCGACGCAGCTATCAAAGCTGTAACCGATAAAGCCGTTGCTCAGGGCTGGGATGCGGAACAGGCATTCGTGTATTTGTGCAACTACGCTCGATTGCATGAACGCTTTTATTCGTGGGAGGCGCGTCGCACGTTTGAAATCTTGTACAACGCCCCCCACGATGCCCGCGCATGGGGAGGCATCTACAAACGCGCAGTAAAAGAGGGAATCATCCGACGCGGTACGGAGGAACGGGCAGACCCGACGAGGCACGCTACGCTTACGAAGTGTTGGGAGGTTGTGTGACAGCTAAAACAACATCAGAGCGCCAGGCATCATTTAAGCAACGCAGAGCAGAGCAGGGGCTATACGAGGTGCGCGGTATCTACGCAAAAAAGGCCGATCACGTTTGGATTAAGGTATACGCGAAAAAACTTGCAAAGCCCCCTTGCGTTCCGCGTAACGGTAAGCGATAATTTAACCATGACACCAAAAGAACGCAAAGCCCACTTCTCTCGCGTCGCCGCATTGGGTTGTATGGCTAACTTTGCTGCGTACACCGTTGATGGTGTACCAGTCTATGCCGCTTGCCTAGCTCCAGCCACCATCCAACATTGCCGCGCCGGTTCAATGAAAGACCGTGGCGTTAATCGCGCCAAGGGAAAGAAAAACTCTGATTGGCTCGTAATTGGACTCTGCCCCAAGCACCATTGGCAAGACGAGGGCATCGACGGATCGATGGGCGTCAAAACATGGGAAGCCAAGTACGGGAAACAGGCCGACATGATCGACAAGCTGTGCAAGATATTCGGCGTGGATTTGTGGGCGCTGGCATCGGAACCGGAAGAGCGGAAGCCGACTGTGCGCAGTAAAAAAATGATACCTAGAGAGGGGTTCGTGTGAATTACGCTGATTTCGTTGAATCCAAGATGGCGATATTTACGCCGTCAGGACTTGAGCCGGTAGACTTTAACTACCCGCTAATGCCGCACCAAGATGCGCTTGCACAATGGGCGCTGCGACGCGGTAAGGCCGCTATCTTCGCTGATACCGGACTAGGCAAGACGCGGATGCAATTGGCATGGGCCGACCAAGTGTTAAAGGTTGCAAAGCTGCCAGTGTTGATACTCGCGCCTCTCGCGGTAGCCGCACAGACCGTTAAAGAGGGCGCAGAGATCGGCGTCAAGGTCACGCAGATATTCGACGGCGAGGAATCGACCGGCGGGATTGATATTTGCAACTACGATAGGTTGCATCGCCTGGACGCCACAAAGTACGGCGCTATCGTACTGGACGAGTCTAGTATCATCAAGCATCACAATACAAAGACTCTCGCGCACCTTCTGGACGCATTCAAGGCGACGCCTTACAAGCTGTGTGCGACCGCAACGCCAGCCCCTAACGACTGGACGGAACTCGGAACCCACGCAGAGTTTTTAGGCGTCTGCTCCCGTACCGAAATGCTCGCGGAATATTTCTGCCACGATGGGGCCGAGACTCAAGTTTGGAGACTCAAGGGCCACGCTAAAACAGCATTCTGGCGTTGGGTATCGTCATGGGGCGCGATGGTTCGTCGGCCATCTGATCTCGGATTTGATGATGCCGCGTATCTACTTCCAGCGTTGAACGTTCACGAACATACCGTCGAGGCCGAACACTCTCTAAACGGGATGCTGTTTGCAATGGCCGCGCAGACCCTATCCGAGCGCCGCGATGCCCGCCGATCAAGCGTGAATGAGCGGGTGAAGGAATGCGCCGATATGGTCAACGCGAACGACGAACCGTGGATTGTGTGGTGCGAACTCAACTCGGAATCGGAACTATTGACCAAAGCAATCAATGGCGCGGTGCAGGTGACCGGCTCGGATGAGACAGAAAAGAAAGAAAAGGCGTTAGTTGACTTCGCCGCCGGAAAGATTCGCGTACTGGTCACAAAGCCCTCGATAGCCGGGTTCGGCTTGAACTGGCAACACTGCCGCCACATGGCATTCGTAGGTGTTACAGATTCATTTGAAAGCTATTACCAAGCCGTCCGCAGATGTTGGAGATTCGGCCAGAAGCACGCCGTAGACGTTCACATTTTCAGCAGTACGTTAGAAGGCGCGGTCGCATCCAACCTGAAGCGGAAAGAGCGCGACGCAATGGTAATGGCCGAGGAATTAGCAAGAGAAACGAACGCAGCAGTGCAAGCAAGTGTATTGGGCCTGACTCGTACATTCAACGCATACGAGCCAGCATTAAAAATCGAAGTTCCGGCATGGTTAAGGGAGGCGGCATGAACGTACTAGATCAAGATGTGACTGACAAATGGAGCATTTTTCATGGTGATTGCATAGAAGTGTTGCGCGGGCTACCGGCAAAAAGCATGGACTATTCAATCTTTTCGCCGCCGTTTTCGTCGCTGTACACATACAGCAACTCACCGAGAGATATGGGGAACTGTCGCAGCGATGAGGAATTTTTCACGCAGTTTGGATTCCTGATCGACGAACTCGCGCGGGTAATGAAGCCAGCGCGTAATGTATCGTTTCACTGTATGTTGCTACCCACGTCGAAAGAACGCGACGGCGTTATCGGGTTGAAGGACTTCAGGGGCGACCTAATCCGCGCCTTCAAAGAACGGGGCTTTATCCATCATTCCGAGGTTGTCATTTGGAAAGACCCCGTAACCGCGATGCAGCGCACCAAGGCGCTCGGCCTTCTACATAAGACCGTCCGCGAGAACGCCGCGATGAGCCGACAGGGTATTCCAGACTACCTGATTACCATGCGTGCGCCAGGTGAGCGCGTAGACCGTGTGACACATGACCCGAAGGATTACCCCGTTGATCTCTGGCAGAAGGTCGCCAGCCCGATTTGGATGGATATAAACCCTAACGACACGCTGCAATACCAAAGCGCCCGCGAACATGATGACGAGCGCCATATCTGCCCGCTGCAACTGGAAGTTATCCGCAGAGGCGTGTCGCTGTGGACTAACCCCGGCGATATTGTGCTGAGTCCATTCACTGGCATTGGTTCCGAGGGCTTTGTATCGGTGCAGATGGGCCGTAGGTTCGTTGGTGCGGAATTGAAAGCCAGCTACTACGAGCAGGCCAAAAAGAATCTAAGGAACGCGGTAGCGCAAACTGCAAGCCTATTCGATCAGGCCGCAGCATGACCGACGCAATATTTTCCACACTGCTACTCATATTTTTAGCTTGGGTAGCTATTGAGAGCAGCGTTTACGTTAACGAGTGCAAACGATCAAGCCGATGCAATGCTCAGAATGCCAGCACACGAAACGCTCAAAGTCCGAAAAGCTAAACCAATGGCTCGGAGACCGAGGCCTGATCGTGTGCGGTGAACTGAGCAAGCAGGCAGGTGTGCCGATAGTAACGAGCAGTAGCAATGTAGGTGGGCCGGTGTGCGCAGGTAAGCATTACCGGGCGATAGAGCAAGTGGAGTTATTTTGATATTTATTCTCGCGCATGACACAGCACGCCAAAGAGCCGCACAAGCCGTCAAAGACGCGCCAGCCGGTTATGTGGTCGAGGTGCGGGAGCCGAAGCGAAGCCGTGACCAGAACGATATGCTGCACGCCCTACTAACCGAAGTTGGCACGCAGCTAGGCTGGAAGTGGCATGGATTCGCTATCGACCTAGACGATCTAAAGTCCATTTTTGTCGCAGCGTATCGTAAAATTGACGGGCGCAACGCAAAGGTATTGCCTGGAATCGAGGGCGAACCTGTTTTGCTAGGCTGGCGCACGCGGGATATGAGCAGGCGGGAGATGGGCGACCTGATTACAATGATTCAGGCATGGCAGGCTGAAAATATCGAGGTGAACGCATGACATTAGCTCAGAGACTTGAGAACTGGGGAAATTGGAATCGCGTAGGTCTAGGCAAGCCGCGCGGACTCCCGCATATGTCCCCCATGTTCGCCGGAGCCAAAGCAAGCGATCTCAGTGCCGGATATGGCGACGTAGAAGCTGCGCCAGAACCGCCAAGGCCGCACATATTTGAGGCAGATGCGCAGTTCATATCCGACAAGATCAAATGTCTTGAGCCGATGCAGCAAGCCGCGCTCAAGCATAAATACGTCGAGCCAGTGTTTGACATCCAAAAAGGCCGCAGAGATCAGCAGGAACGGGTAGATTACCTAATCGCAGATGCGGAACACGCGCTATTGACAGCGCTAGGCGACCAGAAAACAGGTAAGCCAAAGGTAGTAGAGCTAATTGAACTTGGATACGGTCTCAGCGCGATAGCGCAAGTCGCTAAAGTATCGAAGCAATACGCATGGCGCGTGAAAACAGGTAAAGCATAGATTTGTAAGGGGGCTTGGCCTTCCCATACTGCCATGACTGGTAGATACAAGCCCGCAATCGGTAGCAACTATCGCCCCTTCATTCATTTCGGTAGCTGTCGCTGGCATGCCGTGCCAAGCTTAAAAAGTAACGGCTAATTGCGGGAATCGTCACAGTAACCTAAAACCCTAAAAACGTAACCTAAAATGTATTGTCGCTAGGTTACTTTCGTGCGAAATTGCGTGTTAAGTGTGCCGTAGTTGTAAATGGCGCACATCCAATCCAGCGCGGGACTGCGATCTACCCTCCCAAGGCCGACGTGCCTATCGCACAGTTTCCGCGCTGGAAACCAAAGGACATCGATGCTATCAACGTGTAAACAATGCAGCCGCGCTGCGGTAAGCATTACTGGTAAATGCGGGTATTGTGGGAACCGGGATAATTCGCCGGAACTGGAAACGGTCGAGGAAACGCCATCAACAGAATCAGTTACAACGGCTGGGACATCACGAAAGAGGTCGAAGCGCTCGGCAAAAAGTACCGCCTGAAGCTGCCGGAATCGAATCATCCCTATTTCGCGTGGTGGCTCAAACGCTGGCACGAACAGAAAGAGCATTGCGAGAACAGATACATCGCAAAGTATGTGGTGTGGTGTTAATACAACACAGTTGGATAATCGCAACGCGAACCCATAAACCCAGATAGGTAACAAAATGCCAGCGCCATTAGGAAACAATAACCACGGGAAAGCGAAAAGATGGCAAAGCGCCCTCGAACGCGCTATGGCCCGCAGGGTTACTGGAGCCGACCCAGACGCTAACGGCGAACGCTCAGAGTTGATGATGGGGATAGACGCCGCAGCAGATCAATTCGTCGCGTGCCTTTTTGAAAACAAAGAGTTAGGATATTTCAAAGAGTTTGGCGACAGGATTGACGGTAAAGCAGCGCAAAGCATGGAGCTAACCGGCAGCGAAGGTGGCCCAGTCGAACAATTGCTAACAATTAGCTTTGTCAACAGCACAGTTCCCGCAGAAACTTGAGCCGCTATTCAAACCTAGCCGCTATAAAGTATTGTACGGCGGTAGGGGCGGCGCTAAGAGTTGGGGCGTAGCTAGGGCACTATTGATACTAGGGGCATCTAAGCCCCTTCGCGTTTTGTGCGCTAGGGAAACGCAAAAGTCTATCGCTGAGTCAGTTCACCAGTTACTAAAGGATCAGATCAGCGCACTAGGGCTGGAGAACATTTACACAGTCCAAGAAACGACCATATTCGCGCCGAACGGCACACAGTTTAATTTTGCCGGACTCAGGCAGCAGAACGTAACGACCATCAAGTCATACGAAGGTGTGGACATTTGTTGGGTTGAGGAAGCCCAGGTTGTGACCAAAAAGAGTTGGGAAATCCTCATACCAACCATCCGCAAGCCCGATTCAGAGATTTGGGTGACGTTCAATCCTGAATTGGATACGGACGAGACCTATAAGCGATTTGTATCCGATCCCCCAGAAGGCGCAACCCTAATAGAGATGGGGTGGCAAGATAACCCGTGGTTCCCAAAAGTCTTAGTTGACGAGAAGGACGATCTCTACCGACGTGACCCAGACGAAGCCGAGGTTATCTGGGGCGGACAGTGTAGACCTGCGGTGCAGGGTGCTATCTACCTGAAAGAGATGCGCAAGCTGGCCGACGAAAAGCGACTGTGCAACGTGCCATATGACCCGATGCTGAAGGTTCACCGTGTCTGGGATTTAGGCTGGAATGATTCGATGGCGATTGTACTGGTGCAGAAAGTACGGTCTGAGCTTAGGGTTATCGACTACCTTGAGGACTCGCATCGGACGCTGGACGATTACGTTGCCGAGCTTAAAGGCAAAAGGTTGAATTGGGGGACTGACTACGTTCCGCACGATGGCGACCACAAAGACTACAAGACAGGCAAGTCGGCCAAAGAGATACTGACCAAGCTAGGCTGCTCGGTGCAGATAGTGCCGAGTGTGCCGGTAGAAGCAGGCATTAAGGCCGCTAGGATGGCGCTGAACCGCACCTATTTCGACAAGAAAGCAACGGGATTGGTAGACAGCCTGAAGCGCTACCGACGGGCTATAAACGCGACCACGAACGAAGCAGGCGCACCGTTGCACGATGAGAACTCGCACGGGGCAGACTGTTACCGCTATTTGGCTATCGTCGCTGACCGTATGACAAATGAAACGATGGGCGATCAGAAGTTAGTCTACCCGGACATGGGGATTGTATGAGCGCATCATTCCTCCGCGCGCTGGAAGAGCTGCGAATGCAGATAAACGTGCTGGACACCCGAATTCAAACACTGGAAACCAATGGACAGCAACGACAAACTATTAGCCTTCATCGAGGACGAGGAGAGGCAGGCCGATCTACAGAATATCGAGATCGAACGCAAGACAGCGCTCCAATACTATCAACCAAACAGCCCCCTCGGAAATGAGATTGAGGGCCGTTCGCAGGTAGTCCTCCGTGATACGTTCGATACTGTCGAATGGATGATGCCTTCGCTGCTGAAGGTATTCGTCGGCGGTGATGAGGTAGTGAAATTTGAACCGCGCGGGCCTGAAGACGTTGACGCAGCCGAGCAGGAATCGGAGTACGTTAATTACTTGGTTATGCAGCGGAACGAAGGCTTTCTAGTCTTCCACGATTGGATTAAAGACGTCCTGTTGCTCAAGAACGGGTACGTCAAAGTAAGCGTAGAGAACGAAGCAGGCGAGGCTACCGAGACTTATAAGGGCCTGAGCGAAGACGAACTGACAATGCTCGCACAACAGCCCGATATTGAGATCGTTGCCAGCGAGAATTACCCATGCGCGCAAGGGATTGAATACAACATCCAGCTACGCAAGAAGGGCAATTATCCCTGCGTTAAGATTGAAAACCTGCGCCCTGAGACGGTGAAGGTATCGAGCACGCACCGTGGCGTTAGCGTCATGGATTCGCCATTTGTTGAGCATTGGGAGATGAAGTCACTCTCAGAACTTCGCGAGATGGGCTTAGATGTTGACGATGATATAGCCGACGAAAGCGGGATGAGCTTCGACAATGCCGACCTAGAGCGCCGCGCACATGACAATTTCAACCTAGACCGTGAGGAATCGCTAGACCCTGCTTCGAGACGTGTCCGCACCCGCGAAGTCTGGTGTCGGTACGATAGCAACGAAGACGGCATAGCAGAATTACAGCATTTGATCGTAGTCGGCACTGATATTCTGTTGCAAGAACCGGCGGAAGTTATCCCGATTGCCTCGCTGGTAGCAATTCGAGTGCCGCATAAACACTCAGGTATCTCAATTGCGGACTTGGTGAAAGAGATTCAGGACATCCGCACAACACTATTGCGCAATGGCCTAGACCAGCAGTACCTACGGAACCACGGACGCCACGCTATCGACGTAACGCGCGTCAACCTAGAAGATATGCTCGTATCGCGTCCGGGTGGCATTGTCCGCGTGCAAGGCGATCCCGGCGGTGCAATCATGCCGCTGGTGAATCCTCAAGGCGGCAGCGAAGCCGTCCAGATGATCGAGTACATGGACACGGTACGAGAGAACCGCACCGGCATTACTAAATACAATCAAGGCATGGATTCCCGTTCGCTGAACAAGACGGCGACGGGTGTTAATGCCATTCAAAACGCAGCGCAGCAACGCATTGAACTGATTGCACGATTCTTTGCGGAAACTGGCGTGAAGGAGCTATTCACCCTAGTTCACCGCTTTAGCTGGCAGTACGCGAGAAAGTCCGAAGTCGTTCGCCTTCGTAACAAGTGGGTAACGGTAGACCCTCGCGAGTGGAAAGAGCGCAAGGACATGACCATCTCCGTAGGCTTGGGGATGGGCAACAAGGATCAGCAAGCGCAACAGATCACGATGATGCTGCAATTCATGCAACAAGGAATGCAGATTGGTATCGTGAACCCGCAGAACATGTACCACGCTGCCGAGAAGTACATCAACCTGATGGGCTTCAAGGACACGCAGAACTGGCTTACTGACCCTAGCCAACAACCTCCGCAACCGCCACAGCCTGACCCGGTAGCGCAAAAGCTACAGCAGGAAGGCCAGATGAAGCAGGCGCAAATGCAGCAGGACGGGCAAATGAAACAGGCCCAAATGCAAGCTGATATGCAAATGGCGCAGCAGAAAGCCCAAATGGACGCGCAGATCGCAATGCAGTCCGCGCAAGCCCAAATGGAACTGTCGAAACAAGTAGCGATGATGGAAGCACAGTCTGCTAAAGAAGTGGCAATGATTAAAGCCCAAGCAGACATTGAAATCGCACAGTACAAAGCGCAAGCCAGCGCACAAGCCCAGATGCTAGTTGCTCAAGCAAAAGCTGAGTCAATGGGCGAACAACCGGAACCAATTGGAAACAATGGACAAGAGCCAGCAGACGATTAACGAAGGCGCAGAAGCAGAACGTCTACTAGAAAACCCCGCATTTGAGCGCGCCGTTAATTCAGTGCGAGATGCGATTGTGAAGACATGGGCGCAAACGCCTATCCGTGACCACGAAGGACAGCATGAGCTAAGACTTATGCACAAGTTGTTAGACGACCTGACTGGGAATCTCCGCGTCGCAATCGCTGATGGCAAGTTCACGGAAAACGATTTACAGATCAAGCGGACAGCCTTGGAAAAGGCCCGCAAAGCTCTGAAGCAGTTTTAGTTTCACCACCCTAGAAGGTAAAAATGGACAATCCAGATACGGAATCCAATGGCACGCCTGCGCCAGATGAGCGCAGTATTGAAGAACGCTTGGAAAGTGCTTTAACCCCAGAAGCGGAGCAAACTGACGACGAGGAGCCGAAAGGTCAACCTAAGTCTGATGAGAGCGACGAAGACGAGGAAAGCCCGGAACCCGAAGAAGCACTTGTTGAGATCGAGTATGACGGTAAGAAAGTGGCCGTTCCGAAAGAACTCAAGGATGCATTCCTTCGCCAAGCCGACTACACCACAAAGACACAGCAGGTTGCAGAAGAACGAAGGCTAGTTGCGCAGGAAAGGCAACTCTTTGAACTTAACCGCAACCTCGAAGCCGTCATTTCGGATGATATTGCCGAGTTTCGTCAGCTACAGTCCGGCGTCCGTCAGTTGGAATTGGCGATGCAACACGCCTACCAGCAGAACGACCCCGCGACACTGGCGACCTATAACGCGCAATTCACAATGCTCCAAAGCCAATTGGTACGGAAGCAACAAGAGATCGACGGAAAGAAATCACAGCAAGCGCAGCTTTTCGCATACGAGAAGCAACAGCGATTGCAGCAGGGCTTTGAGAAAGCGAAAGCAGTTATCCCCGGCTTTGGGAAAGAAACCCAAGCCGAACTACTGGCAGCAGCTAAAAAGATGGGTTACGCCGAGTACGAATTAGACGGACTCGACGACCCTAGAGCAGTTCACACGCTCTGGAAAGCTGCCCAGTGGGACAAATTGCAAAGCGCAAAGCCCGGCGTAACAAAACGAGCAGCCGAAGCGCCTAAAACGCTGAAGGCTAAAGGACTAACCGGACAAGGAAGCGAAGCCAAGAAGACCGACGATGTGCGCAAGCAATTGCGACGCTCCGGGCGACTTGAGGACGCCGAAACAGCCATTGAAAGGCTGCTGTCCCGAAAACGATAGGAAAACATCATGACACAAGTAGCCGGTACAACTGATACCTTTGATCTCATTGGTATCGCAGAGGACGTGGAAGATATCATCAACGATATTTCCCCGACTGAAACCCCCTTGTATTCGATGGCGAAGCGGAAGAAAGCCACGAATACCAACCACCAGTGGCAGACTGACGCTCTCGCAGCCGCAGCAGCAAATAAGCAGGTTGAAGGCGATGACGCCAGCTTCACCACGGCAACGCCGACAACGATGCTCTCTAACCGCACGCAGATTTTGCGCAAAACGCTGGTTGTTTCGCGTACTGCTGACACGGTGAAGAAGTATGGCCGCGCGAAGGAATTCGCGCGCCTGATTGCCAAGTACGGTAAAGAGCTGAAACGCGACATTGAATACACGCTTGTTCGCGGTACAGCATCGTCCGTTGGTGGCTCTCAGACAGCCCGCGCAATGGCTGGTATCGAGTCGATGATCTCAGGGAACCGTATTCTCGCTGGTGGCGCATCTAACACCACGGGAACGACCCCGGGCTACTCGTCTGGCGATTGGGTAGCAGTTACAGACGGAACCGCATCGGCAACCCTCACGGAAGCGTTGTTGGTTTCCGCGTTGGATGCTGCATGGACTGACGGCGGCGATCCTAGCATCATCATGTGTAATAGCTCGCAAAAGAAGCAGTTTGCACCGTTCGCTGGTGCAAGCAAGTTTGCAGGCTCTTACGTTCCGAGTGCTGGCAAAACGCAGTCGATGGTTGTCGGCGGTGTTGATCTCTATATCTCCGATTTCGGTGAGCATAAGATCAAGCTGAATCGCTACATGAAGTCGTCCACGGTCTTGTGTATTGACCCGGATTACATCTCGGTGGCGGTTCTTGACGGCATCAAGTTCGAGGAACTGGCGAAAACCGGCGACGCGAATAAAGGGCTGTTGATTACCGAACTGACGCTGGTCGGGGACAACCCTGACTCGTGTGCAAAAATCCAGGATTTGGCTTGATCGTAGTGTAACCATGGCGGGGGAGGGGAAACCTTCCCCCGGTTTGAATGGAAAATTTGGGCAAAGGTTCGTTGCAACAGGAGTTTAGTTGCACTCACGACGGTATCATGGTCGTTAAGAATCAGCAGGACGTTACAGAGGCTTTAGAGATCATGAAAGCCGTCAGAAACGATGACGGGCATGTAAAGCGTGGAATCGATAACAACCGCCTGCATATAGGATGGGTTCCCGATTTCCTGATACACAAATGGATTCGGCAGGGATACGATTTTGATCGTATGTCAATGCGTGAAATCTGCACGAAAATGAAATTGGAAGGCTACGAGCATTTCCTCAGTTCAGACAAACAGCTTGCACGATAAGCTAAAGCTAGCGACTCAGATATACATAGATGAGCCGGATGCGGCGCATGGTCTATGCGTTGAAATCCTGAACGACGAGCCTAACAATGTATTTGCGTTGTTTCTGATTGGCTCTATTTACTCATCTGCCGAACGGTACGGTCTAGCGCACGCGATGTTTAGCCGCGTATGCGAGATTGAACCCAAGCGTTTTGAGGCGTGGAGTAACCTCGGCATGGTACTGAGTGGCATGGGCAAGAACGTAGAGTCTAGGGCAGCGTTTAATCGCGCGCTGACGCTAAAAAAGACAGCCGGTGTCTACGGTAATTTGGCCCTTTCGTTCTCCGAAGAAGGCGAACGGCATCGGGCAATTGAATACGCGAACAAGGGGCTTGCACTAGAGCCGAATCACGTTGGATGCAAGTCAACACTAGCATTTGCTAACCTCGGACTTGGCAATTGGGCTGAAGGTTGGAGCGATTACCGCTTCACGCTAGGCGGCAAGTTTCGCAAGGTTGTCTCATACGGTGACGAACCGCTATGGAATGGAGACAAAGGCAAGAAAGTCATTTTTTACGGCGAGCAGGGTCTAGGCGATGAGATCATGTACGCCTCATGTATCCCTGACGCTATCAACGATTGCAAACAGGTAGTCATTGACTGTGATTCTCGGCTGGAAGGGCTGTTTAGCCGTTCGTTCCCGCAAGCGGAAGTACACGGAACCCGCCGGGAAGATGAGCTTGAGTGGGATGCAACAGCAGACGCATCCTGTCCGATTGGGCAACTGCCCTACTGGTACAGAAAGCAACCGGCGGATTGTCCGGCAGTGCCGTACCTCGTAGCTGACCCAGAACGGGTATTGCAGTGGAAGTCACTGTTTAAAAGTTACGGTAAACCTGTTATCGGCATCTGCTGGTCTGGTGGCAGTAAGCATAACTACCCGAAGCGTCGGCACATGGGGCTTGAGGCGTTTAGACCGTTGATCCAGGCGGTCGATGCGGTGTATGTATCGCTACAATATACGGATGCGACGGATGAGATAGCAGAAGCCGGATTGCCGGTGAAAGAGTTTCTCCGTGCGACCAGAACGCCGGACTACGATGACACAGCAGGGCTTGTGGCGGCATTGGATTATGTAGTCGGTATCCATACCACCGTACACCATTTAGCGGGCGCGTTAGGCGTTCCGGCTACTATCATGGTTCCGGCTAAATCGTCATGGATATACGCGCAGGAAAAGGTGCATTGGTACGCATCGAAACTTCATCGGCAAAAGTCCGGTGAAGAATGGAAATCAACAGTCGAAAGATGGGTGAATGATAATCCCGATTTTTGTCGGTTACGATAAGCGAGAGAGCGTCGCGTATCACACGTTTTGTCAGTCGGTGTTAAGTAACACCAAGGCGACAGTCTCATTCTCGCCGCTATCTGGCGAACAGCGCGACGGTAGCAACGCATTTATCTATGCGCGATTCCTAGTCCCGCACCTGATGCACTATAAAGGGTGGGCGATCTTCGCGGATGGCGATATGATTTGCAATGACGACATAGAAAAGCTGTGGAATCTGCGCAGGCCAGAATATGCCGCGATGGTTGTAAAGCATGAATACAAGACAAAGCATCCGGTGAAGTACCTCGGCGCCAAGAATGAAGACTATCCCCGAAAGAACTGGTCAAGTCTGATCTTGTGGAACTGCTCGCACTGGCAGAATCAAATGCTGACGCCTGAGTATGTAGCAGGCGCTTCTGGTGCTGAGTTACATCGGTTCCGGCATTTGGATGATTCAAAGCTCGGCGGTCTCCCAGTTACTTGGAATTGGCTGGCGATGGAATACCCGAAGAATGACGAGGCGTCGTTGATTCACTACACGATTGGGACGCCTTGCTTCAAGGACTACAAGGATTGCGATTCAGCGGAACTGTGGCACGCTCACCACGCAGAAGTAAACCGCGTCGATGAGTAGCGTTAGTTTCCTGAAGTTTAAAGAATCAATGGCATCGGCCCGTTATCGTGGCGCGATACCAGAAGCAGAACTGAGAAAGCTCGGAATCCCTGAAGGGGATGACATACTCATCTGCTCGAAACATGGGTGGGATTGGTCGATAACGGACAGATTCGGAAAGATTGTTTTCGATATGTCTGACGACCATTTCCACTCGGCGCACTCTGCGCACTACCGTTTGGCCTGCGAAAAAGCAGACGCAATAACCTGCCCGACTCCCACGATGGCGAAAATCATCTTAGCGGAGACCGGAAGGGTTGCAACGGTAATACCTGACCCCTACGAACAACGCGAGACCAAGGCGCACATCCACGATTCCCTATTGTGGTACGGTCACTATACAAATGCCCCAGACTTGGAGAGAGAACTGCCAAGCCTTGCGGGGATGAAAATAGAGATTGTTTCCACGATCAAGGGCTTCACGATGTGGAGTCCGAAGGCAATGGACGAAGCGTTTAGCAAGGCCGGACTAGTGATTATCCCTACCGGCTTGAGTATGGCAAAGTCTGGAAACAGGGCAGTAGAAGCGATTCGACGCGGATTGTTCGTAGTTGCTAATCCGCTCCCCGCTTATTCAGATCTCGGTATTTGGCTCGGCGACATCCGCGCTGGCGTCGATTGGGCGCTATCGCATCGCGGTGAGGCAATCAGACGCATCAAGCAATCGCAGGACTACGTTAGATACCAGTACAGCCCGCAAAGGATTGGGAAGCTATGGGCGAACCTATTAAGCTCAATTTAGGGTGCGGAAATCGGCATTTGCCAAAACCGTTTATCAACGTCGATCTCGCTGATAACTGGTGCAAGAAACAGCCTGACATTGTTTCGGACGTGCGCAAGTTGGAACTGCCGGATGATTATGCCGACGAGGTACACGCTTACCACGTCTTTGAACACTTCTATCGCTACGAAGCAGACGATATTCTGGACGAATGGATTCGGGTGCTGAAACCCGGTGGCCTGCTTGTTTTAGAGCTTCCGTGTTTAGACAAGATTCTGGCGCTGTTTGACTACTTCAGTCGACGCGGGGAACCGTTAAAAGACAACCTCACGTTATGGGGCATGTACGGCGACCCTAAATACAAGACGCCCGCGATGGTGCACCACTGGTGCTATTCGGTGGGTGAACTGACGCAAATGCTGGAAGGGCGCGGCCTCACTGCGAAGGAATGCGAAGCTACAACGCATCAACCTGTTAGAGACATGCGAATCGAGGCGATAAAGTGCACGAAGTAGTGTTGCAGTTCGCTAGGAAGCACGCAGGACGCATAACGGGGCGTGTGATAGATGTTGGTAGTTGTAACGTAAACGGACAGCTTAGAGACGTGCTACCGATAACAATCGGCGTAGATATGGGACTAGGCCCCGGCGTCGATCAAGTGTGCAACGCGACCGACCTGCTAGAGACATTCGGCCCTGAGTCATTCGATAGTGTTTGCAGTGCTGACGCTTTAGAACACATGCAAGATTGGAAGGGTGCGTTGGAGAATATGTGGGGCATCCTGAAGCCGGAAGGTACGATGCTCATTACGATAGCGAACCCGAACAAGGGTTATCACGGTTATCCGAGTGACTACTGGCGGTGGGATTTGCCGGACTTCATTCGGCTATTCGGCAAGAATCGCGTAGTCGGTTCATTTTTACAGAATCCATCAATGGGCGTTGCAGTCATAAAGACTGAACCGCTTGATTACTCAATCCATCCCAAGGCGGTGAAGTGAGCATTACAACCTACTCAGAACTAGCGACAGCCGTTGCAAGATGGGTGAAGCGGTCTGACCTGTCTACATACCTCGCTGATTACGTCATGCTGGCAGAAGCACGTCTGTACAACGGCGAAGATGGCCCGCTCTCATCGAAGCCGCTTCGCCTTCGTTCAATGCAATCGCAGGCAACGGGGAGCATTACCGATTCTGCTATCGCGTTCCCGACTCGCTTTTTGGAGACCATTAACCTCCGCGTTACCTCCGGCGGTTCGACCTACCCGCTTCGATACGTTTCCCCGCAGAACTACGCGGAAAAGGTTTCAAGCGGCGATGACCCTAGTTTCTACACAATCATCAACAACACGATTAAAACAGCCGGAACCGGCGGGCTATCGTATACCCACGATTACTACGCCTCATTTGCACCGCTAACGGCAAGCGCACCAACTAACACGCTATTGACCGCAGCCCCGCAGGTATACCTATTTGCAACGTGTTTAGAGGCTGCTCTCGACCTGAGAGACGAGCAACTAGAGGCGCAAATGTACCGGCGCATGGTGGGCGCGATCAACGCACTCCAGAACCAAAACAAAGACGTTTACGCAGGCGGAAGCCTTGCGGTAATGGTAGGAAGGTAAAACCATGCCAGTCGAATCAAACGGCTATATCTCAGCGTTAAACGTAAGCTATCCCGATGGCTCCGTTGATGCTGTCAATACGTTGGACAACTACATGCGTGCTTTCAAGTATGCGGTGTTGTATTCGTTCCCGAACATTGGCGGCGCGGTAAACGCAACGCACACGGAATTGAACTACGTTGACGGCGTAACCTCCGCTATTCAGACGCAGCTAGACGCTAAAGGCGCTATCGCAGGGCAAACGTGGACGGGTACGCACACCTTCCCAACGACCGCATACGGCGTTACTCAGACAACGGGTGACACTTCTACCAAGCTGGCAACGTGTGAATTTGTATCTCTCGCGGTGGCCTCGGTCACATCGCCAGGATTCACCGCAACGACCACCGCGATTAACAAGACGCTATCCAACCTTGAGCGATGCTTGCTCACGGCGAACAATCTGACCGTAAACCTTCCGGCAAGCCCAACGAACGGCTCAATCGTGACGATCTTGACTAACGCTACCGCAGTATCAAGCACCGTCGGCAGGAATGGCGCAACCATCATGGGCCTGTCCGAAGATATGACAATCTCAATCGGCAATACATCCGTGACGCTGCTTTACATCAATTCCGATTGGAGAATCCTCTAATGAGTAACCTTGCTCAGTTTCTAGGGCTGTCGCGCGCACCGATCTCTATCGTAAACCGCTTTAGCGCGGGTTCCGTGGCTCCGGTGACTTTGGCAAATACTGCCAATTCTGGACTTAAATCCTACGCTTCCGGCGCACTCACCGCGAATACGTTAGCAACTGCTACCGGCTTGGGGCAAGTAACCGGATCAGGCAAGATCAAATTCCTGTCATTCGCCACCGCCGATACCACATCGCGCACGCTGCGTTTGAAGCTGACTATTGACGGAACGAGCGTATTCGACGCCACCAGTTCAGCGACGACCACAAGCGGCGCAGGCATCCATGCGGTTGGATTTAGCGATGCGGAAGGAACGCCTTTCCAAGTTGACGGCATTTTCTACAACTCGTCATTCAAGGTAGAGATTGCTTCAAGTCTGTCGGAAACAGACAAGTGCAACGTATTCATCGTGTACGAGATATATAGCTAATGATCGTCCCGATTAAAGACCTCGGCGCTATTGGTCTCATCAAAGACCTAGCGCCTTCGGAACTACCG